CACTGGGGGCTATAACATGGCTTTAGGAAACCAGGCGCTGAACGGTACAACCTCAGGGACATATAATACAGCTATCGGAGCCAGCTCGGGGTTTTCTAACACTGCGGGTAGTTTTAACACGTCTATTGGGCCGTCAACTTTATACGAAGTTAGACCTACTTCCAGGGCGATCACTGCGATTTCAGACTATAGTGCCACCCAGGCGGGTACAGTTAGAGCCACCTCAGTGGGACATGGCATGACTGCGGGTACATACACTAGAACTATATCTGGGTCATCTACCTATGACGGTGCATATACAATTACTTACATAGATGCAGATACTTTTTATTTCACCCATGCATGGGGGGCTACGTCTGTAGGATGGTGGAGTATCATAACGGAGGGCACTGGCAATACCGCTCTAGGGTATAACACTGGTCGCGGTATAACTACAGGCTCCAATAATACAATACTTGGCGCAGGAGTAACTGGATTACCTGCCACACTGGGGGGCACCATTATACTAGCCACTGGCGACGGCGTTATCCGTACCCTACAATCCGCTACTGGCGGGTTATTTACCACATGCGTAACCCCTAACGCTCACACAGCTAATGCTACGCTGACTATCGCTAACCTACTAACCAATATAGTAACCTGCACCTCGGCTACTGCGGTGGCATTGACCCTACCAACAGGCGCGTTAACCGACGCAGGTGTTAGTGCAGCACTGCCTGTAGATATGGGTTTTTCGTGGTCTGTTATCAACCTGGGGTCTGCAGATGGCGCGGTTACAATGACCGCTGATACAGCTCACACTTACGTAGGGGCTGCGGTAGTGGCTATTGGGACCTCTGCGCGATTTACTACTAGAAAAACCGTAGCTAATACATACGTAACTTACAGGATTGCATAATGAGCGACGAGACCGTTACACCCGAACAAATAGCGAAGAACTACTCAGCTTCTTTAGACTCAGTCAATTTGATTAATGCAGGTCGACCTGTAGAACTAACCCTAGAGGAGTGGCATGATACAGTGCAACGTAATAAAGAGCACCTACATATAATGATAGCCAAAGATTTCTGGACTACCGAAGACTTAGCTCCCCTTATAGCGGCAGCAGAATAATGGCATTTGACCCTTTCACAGCAGGTTTTGACCTGATAAAAACAGGGCTTGATAAATTCTTTCCTGATGCTAACGAGGAATTAAAGGGCAAACTCGCGCAAGCAGCAGCGGAAATAAATAACGAGTATCAAGTAACAATAGCGCAGCTCAAGGTAAATGAAGTCGAAGCTGCTTCACCCTCGGTATTCGTAGCAGGAGCTAGACCCGCCGCTATGTGGGTGGGGGTCATAACCTTATTCTATAGTGGTATTGGTATCTCCCTGCTGTCTTGGGTCGCCATAGCGTTTGGGCTACCCATACCTCCCGTAATAGACCCCACAACCTCTACAAACATATTGATGGGGCTATTAGGGTTGGGGGGGCTAAGGACAGTAGACAAACTAAAAAATGTCGATACTAAGAAGATCGGCAGGTAAACCGAATAATACAGTAGATAGGATGCGCGTCCAACAAGCAATCTTCAGTCAATTGTTTCTACTGTATTTCCTGACTGCCCATGATATGAGGATACAACACTGTGATTACACAAGAAGAATTAAAAGAAAGTCTGCACTACGATCCAGAGACAGGTTTTTTTTGCTGGGTGAAAAGGCCTTGCCCTAAGTCAACTATTCAGCGTGGTGAATTCTGCAGGGGGTCAGTATGGGCACTATAGCGTATGCTCCAGCAGGCCCGATTGCTAAGGCATTTCATGAGTCCAACGCTTTTGTGAAAGGTATTCGCGGCCCAATCGGCAGTTCAAAAAGTGTAACCTGCTGCATGGAAATACTTATGCGAGCACTGGCACAGGAGCGAGGAACCGACGGTTGGGCACGATACAGAGCTGTTGCTATTAGAAATACCTACGGAGAGTTGAAGACGACAACCATTCGCACTTGGCTCGAGTGGTTCCCGGAGGAAATTTTTGGCAAGATTAGATGGGATAGCCCGATCACGCACAAACTTGATTTGGGCGATAAACGAACCCTCGAGGTCATGTTTTTGGCGGTGGATCGACCAGAAGATGCAAAGAAACTATTGTCCCTAGAAACAGGGGTAGTCTGGATAAATGAGGTTCGAGAAATACCAAAAGCCGTGATTGACGCGGCCTCTGGAAGGTGCGGAAGATTTCCTGCCGCTAAATCAGGGGTAGGCTGCTATTATCCGGGGATCATCATGGACACAAATCCAAGTGAGTCTGACCACTGGTACGCCAAACTAGAGGCGGAGACTCCAGAAACGTGGGATTTCTTTGTTCAGCCTGGAGGCCTGACCCCCGAAGCGGAGAATTTAAACTGGCTAACGCAGACCACAGAGACGCTGAAACTGCCCCTAGACCACCCAAACCGCCTAGCGCAAGGCCGTGTATATTATGAACGGCTGGTAGCGGGTAAAGACGCTAATTGGGTAGACGTTTACGTAAACGGGAATTTTGGTAGCATAAGCAGCGATCGCCCGGTGTTCCCGGAATTCAACGACCAAGTACACGCTTCTCGAACTATCCTCGGTGGATACCCAGGCCTCCCCCTATACATCGGTGTAGATGCGGGTCTCACACCAGCGATGGTATTCGCCCAAATATCGGCCACTGGGCAGCTTAGAATCTTGGACGAGTTGATCGGCGAGAATATGGGCATGGTGCAGTTTATTGAAACTCTGGTGAATCCGCTGATCGCGATGAAGTACCCTAACTACAAGATCATTTCTATTGTTGATCCCGCTTGCACCCAACGGGCGCAAAGTGACGAGAACACTGTTTTTAAGATACTGAAGAGTAGGGGGTTAAATCCCTCCACTGCGGCGACCAATGCGTTTTACCCCCGTAGAGAGGCGGTAGCGTTTTTCTTAAACCGTCTAGTGGATGGTAACCCGGCGTTTATATTATCGGCAACCGTGGTAAAATTACGCAAGGCGCTCAATGGGGATTATAAGTACCAGCGAGTGCAGGTTAGCGGGGAAGAGCGGTATAAAGACCAGCCAATGAAGAATATGAGTTCGCATGTAAGTGACGCATTACAGTACCTGTGTCTCCACCACCACAATCCTGGTCGCCCAGAGAAAGCCCGAGCGATCCCCAGTCACAACAAATATAAATCAGGCATAGCAGGTTATTGATGAAACCTACAGAGAAACCAAATTTAACGGGGGAGCTGGGGCAGAAGTTACATGCCCAATTCACCCAGGCCAAAGCTGATCGAGCTACAGTCGAACAGCGGTGGTTAAACGACCTACGACAGTTCAAAGGGGTGTACAGCCCTGAGGAAGCTGCAAGATTACCCGCAGGTAAGTCTAGGGTCCACACACGCATGACCCGTATCAAAGTAAAGACTGCTACGGCTCGACTGATGGACTTAGTGTTCCCCGCTGGATCAGATGACAACTGGAGTATGGAGACCACTCCTGTAACAGATGTGACCCCGGATCCTGCAGTCATGCAGGTCCTGGTACAGCAGTTGCAGCGCATGCCAACCCCGGACGAGATACGAGTAGCGATCCAAGCCCAGGCGGACAAAGCATGTAAGCTCATGGAGACCGAAATACGTGACCAGCTAGTAGAAGCAAAGTACCGTAAGTTGATCAAGTTAGTCATCAACTCGGGCAATCTATTCGGCACCGGTATTCTCAAAGGCCCCCTAGTAAACCGCACGTTCAAGAAGACATGGGCGATGGATGAGGTGGGCAAGTGGAACTTAACTAGCATACCTAAACTATCCCCATTCATCGACTTCACACCCGTCTGGGAGATGTACCCCGAGTCCTTAGCCACTTCGTTCTCAGAGGCTAGATTCAATTTCCAACGGTCTATAATGCCCAAGCACCAAGTCCTTGAGCTATGTAGCCGCCCAGACTTCAGCACTAAGGTGATCAAAGAATACTTGAGGGACAACCCAGATGGCGACACCGTCATGCTTGGTTGGGAGACTGAACTACGGATGCTTGGCTGGAATCTATCTGGTAACACCACCAAAGGTAAACGTTATGAGATCCTTGAATACTGGGGCATCATAGAATCCCAAGAACTACTGGATATGGGGCTGGATTTACCAGATGATGCACAAGATGAGTTCTGGGCTAATGTCTGGCTGATAGGTAACAAAGTAATCAAGATCGAAGTACAGCCCATTGAGGGCATGCAGCTACCATACTTCGCCTACTACTGGGACAAGGACGAGACATCTATCTTCGGTGAAGGCATACCCACAGTTATCCGTGACGATGACCGGTCTCTCAATGCAGCTACACGCGCACTGTTAGACAACGCTGCTATCTGCGCAGGCCCTATGGTCGAAGTGAACGTAGATTTGCTCCACCCAGATGAAGACCCCAACGACGTACATCCGTTCAAGGTGTGGCTACGGTCAGGCGTAGGTGCAGAAGCACAGTACCCTGCAGTACGGGAAGTTGGTTTAAACTCGCATACAAATGAGTACCAAGGGCTGGCTCAGTTCTTCGCTAATAACATTCATGAGGCTACCATCCCATCATACATGCACGGGGAGGCCACTAGCAAAGGCTCAGTGGGCCGAACTGCATCAGGCCTGTCTATGCTTATGTCTGCTGCCCAAGTGACCTTTAAAGACCAGCTCTTTAGCCTGGATGACGATGTGCAGGGCCCGTTCCTAGAATCTGCGTATCATTGGAATATGCAATTCAATCCTAAGCAAGAGATCAAGGGGGATTTCAACGTAGTCGTAAAAGGAACTAGTTCGCTTGTAGCTAGAGAGATCAGAGCTTCCAACCTTGACCAGTTTGCTAATAGCACCCTCAACCAGTTTGACTCACCATTCATTGACCGCCATGCGTTAAACAAGCAACGGGCTAAAGTCCTTGAGCTAGGCGATGACATCATACGTGACAAAGAACAAGCTTTCTTATTAATGGCGCAACAGGCTTTAGCCGGAGGTTTAGAAAATGCACCAGCCCAGAACGGAAATCCGCAAGGAAATATGTCACCTGTCCAAGGAGCTCAAGCTGCTCCATCACTCCCAGGAGCTGGTGATGGTACGCAACTACCTGGAGGCGAGGCAGGAGCTATGTCTGGCGGACTTGATAATCAGCCCGTTGGACCAAGTGCTCAACCTCCAGGGGCAGATATGTATACTTGACGAGATGCTTGAATTTCTGCGCTAAGTATGGTATGATCGCGGTATCTAAAAGCGTGTTCGCTGTTTACAGCGCCACATTGTGATACCACATACCTGCCAACGCGGTTTATGAGAGAGAAAAAATGACTGACTTAACGACTGAAGAAGACCTAGACTTAGATGCACTGTGGAATGAAACTGACGATGAAGGTACTGACACCCCCGAAGAACCGGCGGGTGAAGAAGCTGAAACCGAAGTAGAAGATGATAGTGATACCGAGGAAGAACCCGAAGAAGGAACTGAGGAAACCGAGGAAGAAGTAGAGGTAGAAGAAGGGGAAGAAGCAGAGCCCGAAGTTGATTATCAAGCCCTGTGGAATAAAGCTCAGAATGAAGTAAAGACTATGACGGGGCGATTAAGAGCCTCGGAAGCCAGACTCCAGCAGGAGAACGAGGAACTAGCCAAGAAAGTGCCAGTTGCATCCGTTCCCCCTACCGAGGAAGACGAGTTTTTAGCTAAGTTCAGAGAAACCTATTCTGACGATGTCGTAAAAGCAATAGATTTAATTACGTCGAAGAAAGCATCACAGTTGATTGAATCATCGTTCGCTACACGGCTAAGCCCGATGGAAGCAGCGACGCATGAAATGGTCACCCAGGCTCACTTCGGGGCAATTGAAACCGTGCATCCAGATGTTGCGGAGATAGATGCGTCTCCCGTGTTTGAGAGTTGGCTACAAACTCGCCCAATGCATACGAGAGCAGCGTATGAATATATACGTGACAAAGGAACCCCAGCAGAAGTGATCTCAATGTTAGACGAATACAAAGAGACCATTGGCGCTGTTAAACCAAAACCGAAGACAACAACTCCAGTTTCAAAGGCAAAAGTAGCCGCTGCAACTGCTGTAGGCCGAAGACGGGGGACCGTCGGATCAGCTGCACAAGCAGATGCTAATGACTTAGCTGCCATTTGGGCGGAGACCGATGACTAAACACACTTAAAGGAAACACAATGACCGCTTATAACGTACCCGGCAATACTAACTTCGGTGACATCAGTCCCCGTACAGCGATCTATGCACAGAAAGAATTCTTGCGTAGAGCGTTACCATATCTTATCTTGGAGAAATTCGGCCAGGGCAAACCAATCCCTGAAAAATCAAACAAGGTAACTAAATTCCGTCGTTACGAGTCATTGGATCCTACCGCAAATGTGTTATCTGAAGGCGTTACACCCTCGTCTAAAAAGCTGGTAGCTACTGACGTAACCGCAACTTTAGTCCAGTACGGTGAGTTGATTACAATCTCTGACATCATCATGGACACCCATGAAGATCCAGTATTAAACGAAGCTGTTGCCATCCTTGGTGAGCAAGCCGCGTTAATGATTGAAACTATGCGTTGGGGCGTCTTGACTGCTGGTACTTCTGTACAGTATGCCAACACTAACCGCGCAGGTACAACTGATGTAATCACCCTGGCAATGCAACGTAAAGTTACTCGTGCGCTGAAACGTCAAAACGCTCGTACCATCACTACTGTTATTCGCTCAACTCCTAGCTACGGCACTGAAAACGTCGCGGCTGCTTATATCGGTTTATGTCATCCTGATATCGAAGCCGATTTACGCAACATCACCACATTCACCCCTGTTGAAAAATACGGTAACGGCGTGGGCAACTATGAAGGCGAAATTGGTAAACTGGAAGATGTACGCTACATTGCAAGTACAGTCTTTGGCCCTTTCTCTGGCGATGCAACCAAAGGTGCGGTTACTGGTGCGGGGACTACTCGTATAGTAAACGACGTAACTGCTGCAAACTGCGCAGTTTACCCGGTATTGTATTTGGCTAAAGACGCGTTCGGTATCGTACCGCTGAAAGGCCTGACTTCAATCACTCCTACAGTTGTTAACGCTAAAGCCTCAGACTCTGACCCTCTGGCTCAACGTACTCATGTTGGTTACAAAACCATGCAAACTTGCGTAATTTTAAATGATGCTAACATGGTAAGATTAGAAGTTGCTGCAACCCTTTAGTATCAACTAGTTACATGATGTTCCCGAATTAGGTTTCGGGGACACAACCACTTATAGGAACCAATATGACAATCGCATCACTAACAGAAATCGGGGACCAAGACTTATTGGATCTCCTTAACAACAGTACCTTTGGCTCTGCAGGTTTAGCAGAAGGCACGGGTGCGCACACTGTGAAGACCACAATCGCGGTGCATTACCGCATTGCAGGTCAGGCATATGCTAAAGCAGTTACAGACAACATTGCATGGCCGACAGCATTAACTACTGCACTCGTCAATGGCACAACTGCATACTACTTGATTACCATCAATGCAGCTGGAACTCTGGCGTTCACATTCCCGCCTGCAGCTCGTACTGGTGATCCCGATACAACTGGCTTGTTGCTGGGCTTACAACCTGCAGCTTCCGCAGTATTAGGTATTATGAAGCTGGTTACTACCGCTGCGTTCACACATGGCGCAACAGACTTAGGTGGGCAAGGCA